CACCAAGACCTTAAGCCAAATGCCTTTCATTGGTAACTTGTTCCAACCTGTTGAGGGTAGAGGTACCTTAGATGAAGCCTACGCCATGATGACGCAGATTCAGCAAGCCAAGGGCACATACAATAAAATGATTGAAGAAGGTCGTCGTGCAGAAGCTCACGCGTTTGCACAAAACTATGCCAACCAATTGTCTATGGCAACCACGTCAGGGCAAGCCGAGAAGTACTTAGGCACTATTGCCAAGCAAGAACGCATGGTAACGGCTTCTCCAACCCTGACAACGGAGCAAAAAGACGCACGCCTAGAACAACTTCACAAAATGAAAGAAGACTACGCTAAACACTTCCTTGCTTTCGCCGAAAGAAAAGCACCCCAATAAGACCGTCCTTGATGCCGATCTTAGCGTAGACTTGTTTGCGGGGCATGATGGCGGCACGAAGCCCCATCTCCCGCGCTTTCATCACATCAATAGCAGGAAGGAAAATCCCCTCACCCGGCTTTAAGTTCTCCCAGTTGTAGTTCTTCAACATCCTCGGTCCTCATGGTGATGTGCAATACGTTGACCCGCATGGACGGACCGTTCGTCTTGGCAAGCATATCTTTTTTGGTATGCTTTACCGTGTACTGCTTGCTGATCTGCGCCTTAAAGTCAGCGTAGCTAAAGCTCATGGCAATGCAATGTTGCTTAAGAAGCTGTTCCTCAATGTAGTACTCGACATTACCGTTGGCAATAATCTCATGCTCTACACGCCCACGAACCTTGGACCGGGTAAGCGACTTGTCGATGGTGTCTCCCGACCCCCATGCGGATAGCAGACGCCCTTCGTTTTTCTTGATAACGATAAAACTTCCGTAATTGTCGCCGGTATAGGAGCTGAGCACATCCTCCGCTGTCTTCACATTAGACGCAATCACATTCCTAGCTTTCTTCACTAAGTCGTGTAGCGCTTCGATGATGGCATCGACTGGCACATCCAGTATTCCTGCATACTTGTTGCCAAGAAGTATTGACGCGGCTACGACAGTCGTACAACCGGCATGCCAGTAGCGTTCATCGTCAGCAAAATTCATTGTCTGCATTAGTCTTGCGCCAACTTTCTGAACCATTTTCTCAGCTATATCTTGGTTTTTAACAAGCCAACGAATCCATGCTTCTCCGGCTACACCATAGTTGCGTTTAAGCTTTTTAAGAATGATACGATCTTCTGGCTCCCATGTCAGACGCTGAGTTGGGTTGTACTCAAGTACCCGAAATAGTTCTCCGTTAGAACTAAACTTCCTAGCCCCTGCCATATAGTCGGTCAGCACTTCATTGGAAGTCAAAGTACAAGTTGCAACCCAGTTACTGTTGTTGACGCGTTCCTTGTTGGCGTTGGCCTCCATCCGCTCCTTACCTTGGGATTCAGCAAAATCAAAGATAAACGTCGGTGCCCACTCCATATCCTTACGCTGAGTTGATGTGATCTCGTCAATAAGTAGAGGTAAGCTTTTTAGTAAGCCTGCCCTTTGTTGCATTGCAACGGGAGATGTACCTTTACCAGTCCGGTAGCGAATTGGGTGACCCCAGACCCCTGCTTTTGCGCTGAGCGTAAGTGACTTGCCTGTACCGGATGCGTTAGAACTAAGTGCCCAAGTAAAGCCTTCAAACTCTGTAAAACGCATGAGCGGACAACCAAACGAATCCAAAGCCACCGCTAAAAGCGTATTCATCTTGCGCTTAATAAAGAGATTCCAAACTTCGCGCCACTCATCTAAGTTACCCTTGTTGTTTGTATTGCGATTAATATTCTCAAGCCCCGGCATAGGGATCGTAGTCTCCCGTCCGTCTTTAGTGAAAACTCTATAGTTGTACACAAAAGAATTGTCATCCTGCCAACCACATTGAAGTGGCACCTCAATCGGCTTTTTATTTACCGATGCTTGATTGACACACGCTCGGACATAGTCAAACAAGTTCTTATCATTACCCGCGCCGTATGAAGCTAGAATGTTATGCGTGGCTAAGTTTTTTAAAGTTTCATCTTTACTAACGGCGGCTTTTTGTGGGAATGTAAGGGTTTTAACTCCTTCAGAACGAACCGCCGCCATGTGCACCATGTGTTCATTCTCAAGTTTAAGCAAGTCAACTACAAATAAATCATAGGGTACAAGCTCGATATGGCGAATACGCTTCTTCCCTTCTGCATCTGCCTCTTCTCGTTCACAGTAGATTCCACCGTTATCCCCATAGCTGTATCCGCGTGGTGGCTCTGGACGCACCACAGTTGGACTATGGTCTTCATCTGCTTCATCTGGTGCGCTTTCCTCTAGGTCAGCGCCGTATTCCTTTTCTTCGTCAAACTCCTCCACAGGTTTAAGCGAAATTACTTTTGCCGTGTTGTCAGTAGCTAAAGTTCTCCCTAATATTAACGGGTTTGTAATCTTTCCAAAGTGCGGGCATGTGCCGCATACGCCAGGATTCTCGCTGTCCATCTTCACGCAAGCATACGGACCTTTTATCTCTGCCAATTTTTGGCGCATACGGTCTTCGTTATATGGGTGCATGGCGCTCAGCTTTAGTGCGTGCTCATCCCCATCCGTGCACACTTTTGTCCATGAAAGTATGCCTCTCCAAATTGGCTCCATGCCATCATCTGCCGCGTTCTTAATGTAATGCTCAACCTGTTTGCATCGTTCTATGATGGGCGCAAAAAGACTCTTAGAGTTTTCTATCAGTTTGACCGAAGACGGAGTCTTACGCTCAGGACGTTTGCCGGGCAGTGCTACTTCTGGTGCTTTAAATTCTTCTTTGATATGCCGCTCAATCCAAGTTTTAAAGTCATCAAAAGATAACGTGTCGCCAGAATTGAGTAACCTAACAGGGCGTGGTGTGCCATACTTTTTCTTAAAATTGGTTGTGCCCGGTACACGCAATATGCGTGCCGCGTCAGCCGTAACCGTCATGTCGATTTTTAGATCCTCTTGTTTGCAAAGACGTTTGAAGTTCTCAGCAACAGGTTTCCAAACAGTAACAGGAATAGCCTCGGTCAGCGCCCAGTAAACATGAAGTCCGCCACCAGATCCAACAATGTAAGGTCGCCCCAACTTGTCCATGCTAGTTTTTGCCATGAAAGCGGCAAGCGCAAAGCCCGCATCCTTCTTGGTTGTATAGCCATCCATGTCAATAAAGAAAGCTTTAATGTTTTGCGCCGCCTCAGCTTTGCGCTCTAGCTTATCGAATGTTGATAAGGCAAAGTACACATCAGAGTTATCAGCGTGCCACTTGTCTATGTCAGGTAGAAGTTCGTCAATCGTGTTAGCGAAAACGTGTTCATTCCTCTTTGTTAATTCTACGGCGCAGTACAACCCATTACCCGAAGACGGTAGTACAGCCGCGAGAAAGTCTTGCGGAGTCATGCGTGTCCTTGGATTATTGGGGAAACAGTTCGAGTTGTTTTGGATCTTTAGGCGGGAACTCGTCGGGCGGGTTGAGCGCAGAGAAACGTCTTAGCAATTCAATCTGAATACTTTGGGGTAGATCTGTGTGTGCTCCAAGGACATCTGCGGCGTAGCGGATGAGTTCGGAGTTCGTCAGATTTCTAGGCGGAATGACTTGCATGCTTTTCTCCATGCCTCTTCTTTTGTGGGAGAGGTCTGTAAAATTTTTAAGAGGGACTCAACGCGGGGACGGTAGGCAATAAAGACCTCGCCTCCTGCGAACCAGTTGTAGACAGATTGGCGTGTCGCCCCTGTCGCTTTGGCTACTTTGGTCACGGGGAATTCAAGATGAAGCGCCCATCGTCCTAGCTGATTGCCAAGAGTCTTAGGCGCCTTCTTTACGGTTTCAATTACTTGCGGTGAATATGCCATGATGTTCCTTAAAGGGGGCGCATGCCCCCTTATTTAATTAATCGTCCCAATCGTCAATAGCAGAAGCTAAGCTTGCCTTGGCAGGAGCTGCGGGCGCTTTCTTTTCTTGCTTGACAACAACTGGTTCGTCAACATCATCTTCGGCAGGAGCTTCTACCTTAGCCTTGGCTTTCGCCTTCTTGGGTGGTGGAGGTGGTGCCTCATCCTCGTCTTCCTCAATGCTTGGCTCAGGTGTAGCAACCTTAGTTGGCTTCTTGCCGTCGATAGCAATAGGAGCCGCAACCTTGTCTGTCTTGGGAACAGAGAATGTAATCGCCGCAAGTGCGTCAGGTGTTTTGCCTTGTCTAGCGGCGGCGTCATATTCCTCTTGCTCTAACCAACGCATTGCCTTAAAGAACAACTTGGGAGACTCAGCAGATGTATCGAACTTCATACGAGTCACGACCATCTCAGGGTCAACGCTTTGAGCCGCTAACCAACGAGCGTATGCTTTCAAAGGCATCTCGTTCTTCTCGCCGTCACCAAAGATAGATGCGCCGGGAATAGCAACTTGCAGTACGTCGCCTTCGATGTCGTTGGCAAGAACCACAGCAATACGGTGTTGGAAACGGCAAGCCTTAGAATCACCTTGACCAGACCCGGTCACGTTCTTGGGACACTCCATGCAACGATCCGCTTGGCGATCTTTAGAATCAGGGCTTGGTGTCTCGCCATCGGCAGACCAACAATCAGCACGTTGTGCCTCGCCGTCGTACGGTTTTGCGTACCATACACGACTTGTCTTGGGCGCCGCATTAACGAACACCACATCAAGGTAGCGCTCCTCAATGTTGGCAATCTCTTTACCGCTAGACATCAAACGGAACACGCCACCCTTGATAGAGATACGTTTACCGAAATCATCACCTCCAAGCGCCTGTGCAAGCGCTGACTTACCTTCGCGTTTTGCGGCAAACGCTGGGACTTTAGCCCCATCAAACAGAGCAATATTACTCATGTCTTCTCCTTATGTTGGTTTACGAACTGAAATGGCATACTCACTGTGTGAGTTTAAGCCGGGGGGTAATAGCTTGGGATTCTCTTCAAGAAACTTTGCCATGTTAGTTTGGGCAATGCGTTTCTCAAAAAGATCGAGCGCATCATGTTCTTTTACGAACTCTTTGAATGCGTCCCAATCTGATGCGTTGTAGCGTGTCTTGGTAGACAGCGATACTGTGCCTTGATCAGTCTTTACAGACTTAACTCCGAGTACAAGCATTTGATCTTTGAGTGCGTTCTTAACAAGTTCTTGTTGCGCTTTGATGCCCTCAACTTCGTTCTCGTATGCGGTCGTCAACTCTTGAATCTTAGCTTGCATCTTTCGATACACTTTAGCCAACTTGTCCATTGGGACAGCCGACAGATCTTCCTGCGAATCGCTCATTTTACTTCTCCTTTTTTGTCTAATGTTTAACAATGATACACGAAAAAAACTGCTTTGTAACCTCCTTTTAAATATTTTTTACTTCGCTATCAAATAGACCTACAAGCAACGAGTGGTCGTTAACTTTGGTATTCATAGCGGTGAATAGTTTTTTCTCGATAGGGCTTGACTCTATATGAACCACGGTGACCTTGTCTGAGTCTTGGCCTTTACGGTCTGCGCGGGCGATACATTGTGTATACATTTCAACAGACATTAGCGGGCCAAAAAACACTACGGTGTCTGCGGCTGTCAGGGTAATCCCGTGTGCCGTAGCTTGTGGTTGCATGACAAGAACTTTGACTGCATCGGTTGTCTGAAAATCTTTAATGATTGTGCCACGCTTACCGGCTGAGACGTCACCATGAATAGTGTCCACGCCGTAACCGGCTTTGCGTAGATGCGTCACGATAGCGTCTATGCTTGATCTAAAGAGTGCGAAGATAATGACCTTGCGATCTGTCTCTTCTAGGATCTCCTCAAGCACGTTAAGCCTTGGCTTAGCATCGAACTCGACAACTTCTTTCTCATCGGTATACGCCGCACCACAAGAGATCTGTAGTAGCTTGTTGACTGCAACCCCTGCGTTGACTGCGCTGATAACTTCCCCTGCCGCTTTGACCATGAGTTGCTCTTTGAGCATTTTGTAGTATTTGTTTTGTTGCGGAGTCATTGGGACTTCACGCGTAACGGTAACAACTGGCGGTAGATCTAAACATTGCTTCTTGGTAAAACGTATTGCCGGTTGAAGCGCTTCAAAGACCATATCCTTAGCATTCGACTTTGGCGCCCACTTAAACATCGTGAGCTTGTTCATCACCTTATCACGCCAAGCCGTTTGAAACTTAGGCACATTGTTTGGATTAACAAGTTTAGCTAAGCCGTACGCATCTACGGGAGATTGCGACGCCGGTGTTCCTGTCATCATCCACAAGTATGTTTCAGGTTTCAGAATAGATGCAAGCGCTTTCCATCTGCGAGTCGATGGGTTCTTGTATGCGTTAGCTTCGTCCACGATAATTAAATCAAAGCGTCCATCGTTGCGCACCTCTTGTGCAATCAACTCCAAGCCTTCGTAGTTGGTAATGACGATCTCGTAGTCTTGCTGAATCATCTCAATACGACGTGTTGCTTTCGCGTGGTGGGCTACGATAGCCGACCGATGTATCACGCTGTTGCTAATGTCCTGCATCCACGCTGACTGCATGATCGACAAGGGACTGAGCACCAAGACTCTACGCACCTCACCTTTTTGCATAAGGTAATCCGCCGCCCACAAAGCGGAGAGTGTCTTGCCTGTACCGGGTTCGTTGAAACAAAATGCACGTCTGTTGAGCGTAAAGAAAGCGGCTGTCTCGATCTGATGCGCCATAGGTCTGAAGCGACCGGGATAGTTGTAGCGTTTGGTAATAGGTGAGGGTACATTTTTTACGCCAAGGTTCTTGAGCACGCGTGTCTCATCAAGTCCCCAGTAAACCGCCACGCTATAGACGCCATCTTCTTCGCTAACGACTTTGTGTTTTGGAATGATGCTGTACTTGTCAGGCGTGCGTGTCCTGAACAAGAGCGCTTTGTTATCAATTATCTCCATACTCTGCCTTTAACTTATACACTTCTACACGCCCTACTCTATCGGGAAGATTCATTACTTCATAGATAAGTTCGTCTGCATTCAAAAGCTTTTGCACAATTGACCACAATGGATCATCAAAATCTAATTTTTCTAAAATTTCTATTTCAACAGGTCCATCTCCCACACGCACAATGTACAAGTCACGACAAGCTTTTACAGACAACTTTATGATGTCATTAGATACGGTCTTGGGAGGGTTAACGTTGATATTCGCACTATCAAATATGCCCCTTGGGTCGCTCCAACCAAAAGAATAGCGCTCAGTTGTTTTGAATTTCATCTGAACTTCTTTGCAATGTAGTACATGTAAGTATTGTGGTTAAACTTCAAGATGCCTTCATCTCTTAACACACGACCAACATCTCGCATATCTTCGGATATAGATTCAACGTCTTTTAACTCTGCAAAACCGGTAGGAAAAATCGACATCCAAAGTCCCAACAACGTATCCACAGAAACATTTATAAACGCCTTGTTCTTAACATCACTGTGTTTTTTGTTCTTGAATGTGTCCATATCAATCGGTTTCCACTTAGCATACTCATCACCAAACAGCTTATTTAATCCCGGCAGTAACTCTTTGACTATTTGTTGTCTACTGATTGCCATTACGCATTTTCCTTAAGGCGATACCAACCGTCATCAGCTTCTTCCATTAAATCATTTCTTCTTAAGCGCCAATACGCATCTTGAAAAAATTGTGCGGACTCTTGAACGATGGGTAAAAGATCTTTTTGAATCCACTGATCTCCATACTTAGCTTGCCAAATAGTAACGAGTTGAGACAAAGGCATCACGTACGCTTCTCGTTTATTAGGATCAAAACTAAACTGTTGCTGTAATATTCCGCTTGCTATTGTGTCTTGAGTTTGCCTCATAGACTTCGCTAGTTTTGTTGCGTAGTCCTGCGCAATCGTGGGATTGTCTTCGAATAGATTGTTGTATATTTTTGCTTGCGTCGAGTTCATTGTTACTGTTTTTATTTTTGCCATTTACTTCTCCTTTGTTTTAATCTGGTTTCCTACATACAAACTTCGAGCGGTCTGTTAAGTAGTGTTGTTCTAGTTCGCTTACTGCTTTAAGTCTTG